TGCGGCGCACGTTTCCGGAGCTGGAAAGTTCGCTGCTCACGTATTTCCGGCGCTACGTGCCGCGCGATTGGTACCACCGCTACAACGACACCAAGCACTGCGTCACCTGGCACAACGGTTCCACCACGCGCTTCGGATATTGCGCGGGCGAAAACGACGTCTATCAATATCAGGGCGCGGAATTCCTTTTCATCGGCATCGACGAGCTGACGCATTTCACGCTGCGCCAGTGGCAATTTCTCACTTCGCGAAATCGCTGCTCGATGAAGGGCAGCAGGCCGTGCATGGCCGGCGCCACGAATCCCGGCAACGTCGGACACGCGTGGGTGAAAGCGCTGTGGGTGGAAAAGCGCGCGGCGCCCGGCATGGAAAATGCCGGCGAATACGATCCCGCGGAATACGCTTTCATTCCCGCGACGATGCGCGACAATCCGCTGTACGCGAAAGACGAATCGTATTTTAAAACTTTGCGCGCCCTGCCGCGCGCTCTGCGCCAGGCGTTTCTGGAAGGCGATTGGGACGTTTTCGCGGGTCAATATTTCGACGTGCTGGATCGCGCACGCCACGTGCTGCCGTCGCACACGATTCAATTTGACGATTGGTGGCCGCGCTGGATCTCGATCGATTGGGGATTCGAGCATCCCAGTGCGGTCTATTGGCACTCCGCGCGCCCGGATGGTTCGATTCTGACGTACCGCGAATTCGTGCAGAATCATTTGTCGCCGCGCATGCTGGCCGCGGCGATCGCCGAACGCAGCATCGGCCGCGACGCGCAGCCCGAGCGCATCGCCGAAATATTTCTTTCGCCCGACGCGTTCGCCGAACGCACCGCCGACGCCTCGATCGCCGAACAGTTGGGCGATGTGCTGGCCGCGGCTGGATTGCCGCGTCCCGCGCCGGCCGACAACGACCGCGTCGGCGGCTGGATGCTGATGTATCAAATGTTGGAATCGGCGCAGTGGCAGATTTCGAGCGCGTGCGAGCGGCTGCTCGAATGTTTGCCGACGCTCACGCGCGACACCGTGAATGTGGAGGACGTGCGCAAAATCGATGGCGACGATCCCGCGGATTCCGCGCGCTACGGCTTGAAATCGCGGCTCGAGCCCGTGCGGTTGCCCGCCGAGCTCGCGCTCGCCGGCCGCATCCCCGCGCAGGATCCCACGTCGCGCGCCATCTGGCTCCGCAAATTCGCCGGCGAAGCGCGCGCCAGCCGCGCGCCGTCGCCGCTGCCGCGCCGATGGTGATTGCCGGCGCCATCGTTTCTTCTCGGCGATCCTCGGCGTTCTCAGCGTCTCTGCGTTATCTTTTTCCGGCTTGGAAGGACAACGCAGAGTCCTGCCTGCCGGCAGAAAGGCGCAGAGGGCGCTGAGACTCGCAGAGACGGCGCCGGACGCGGGACAAGCGGCCACGGCAGCAGGGAACAAATCAGAAAGTCCAAACGGCCGCGATGTGGAATAACGAGGCGTCGCGAAACGATATGAATGAATCGCCGAACACAATTTGGCGTGCGATTGCGCGCGCGCTGCGCGGCCGCTACGTTCGCATGCTCGAAGACGACGTCGCGCGTCTTCGCGCCGAAAATCGCGCGCTGACGAATTCGCTGCTCGGCACCGCCGGCTTCCCGCCGCTCGCGCTGGACGCCGCCGACGCCGCGCCCAAACCGCACGAGCCGACGATTCGCCGCCGCTCGTGGCCGCAAATCGCGATGCAGCGCGAACGCGAAGCCGCGCGCCAAGCCGCGATGCGGGCCGAGCACACGCACCACAGTTAGCGCTGACGAAGCGCCGGCATCGGTTTGCGTAGCACAGGCATTCCTGCCTGTGCGGTGTCTGGTTTTTAAGATTTGCACAAAATCAAAAAGAGCAAAAGCGCACAGCCAGGAATGGCTGTGCTACGAAAGCCGCGATGCACACCGAACACGCGCGCCACAATTAAACGGGGTCATCACAAAATGTCGACTGCTCTCAATCTTGAAAACGCGTGGGCTGCTCTCACTGGCGCGGCCTCGTCCGCCGCGGCACCTGCGGACGGGGCGCGCCAGCCTGCCACGGCAGGCAGGCCCGCCTTCGCCGGCACGTCCGCGAGCGCCGCGAACGGAACCGCGTCGAATGCCGCGGCCGGAGCCGCGACGAATGGAGCTGGAGAAATTGTCGAGCGCGACGGCAGCCTCCCGGGATCTGTCCCGCCGCCCGACGGCGCGCCCGACGCGCGCGACGCCGCCGCCGCGCCGCCCGCGATCGCGCTGCCGTCTCCGGAAGAACTCGGCCCGAACAACGAGCGCCTGGAAGAACTCGCGCCGCGCATCGTGAACGCGCTGCGCGCGCTCGTCGTGCAATACCGCGAAGAAGGACTCGTCGCGCGGCGCTACGAAATTCGCCGCATTCGCCAGGCGCGGCTTTTCTGGCAAGGCATGCAATACGCGTGGTGGAATCCCGGCGATCAGCAATGGCATCTGCCCACGGAAGTCGGCGCGCACTCCGGCCAGTCCGACGAAGACATGCCGCGCTATCAATTCGTCACCAATTTGTATCAGGCGTTCGGCCTCTCGTTTATTTCCGTGCTCAGCCAGGACGTTCCCACGACGCGATTTTATCCGCAGTCTGCGCAATCGCTGCTCGATCTGGCGGCGGCGCGCGTGGCGAGCGAAGTCTCCGATCTGGTCGAGCGCAACAATCACGTTGAGAAACTGCTCACCGCGCTGGCGTTTTTTCTGTGGACCGACGGCAAGGTCGGCGGCTACGTGCGTTACGTGGCCGACGCGCAGCGTTTCGGTTGGCACGACGAGCCGAACATCGAGCCGATCGAAATCGCGCTCGGCCCGGAATATTACGTCTGCCCGCAATGCGGCGCCGAAACTCCCGCGCCGGAATCTGAACAGTCGGCCTCGGCAGCAGGGAAGTCTCCGCGGACCTCTGTGCCCTCTGTGCCCTCTGCGTCCTCTGTGATTCAACGTTTTCCTTCTCCGTCCACAAAAACCGGCGAAACGCAGAGGACACAGAGTTCACAGAGGAATGCAGAAACCGAACCCGTGTGCGCGAACTGCGGCACGGCTCTCACGCCCGACGATCTTCGCCCGGCCGAAAAAGTCTGCATCCCGCGCGTGGTCGGTTCGCGCCGCGTGCCCAATGGACAGGAAGTGATCTCGATCGTCGGCGGCCTGGAATTGAACACTCCCGTGTGGGCCAACGAGATGCACGAATTCCCGTATCTGCAATGGCAGATGGAAGTGCATCGCGCGAAATTGAAGGCCGCGTATCCGCACGCCGCCGATAAAATCGAAATGGGCGGCCCGATCGAAGCCGACGATGTTTACGCGCGCGCCTCGCGCGTCTCGATCGCGCAGGGCATGCCCAGCACGCTGCCCGGCGACGCGCTCGTAAATCTCGTCACGTTTTCGCGCACGTGGATTCGCCCCTGGGCGTTTCACGCCATCGAGGACGCCGACGTGCGCGAAGCGCTGCTCACGCTTTTTCCCGACGGCTGCTACGCCGGTTTCGCCGGCGAAACCTATTGCGAATCGCGCAGCGAAACGATGGACGATCGCTGGCGCGTTCTCCACGCGTTGCCCGGCGACGGACAGAATCGCCCCGCTGTCGGCAGCTCGCTGATCGAAATTCAGGAGCGCTACAACACGCTCTCGAATATTCAGGCGGAAACTTACGAGTACGGCATTCCGCCGATTTACGCCGATCCGCAGGTGATCGACTTCGACGCGCTGCAGCAACAGACCGCCGAACCCGCCGCGCACTATCCGGCGCGCGCGCGTCCGGGCCAGCCGCTGGCCGCGAGTTTTTTCCAGCCCGCGCCGGCGCAAGTTCCGCCCGACATGCTGCGTCATCAGCAGGAGTTGATGGGCCCGATCCCGCAATTTCTTTCCGGACTTTTTCCGGCTGTGTTCGGCGGCGAGATGGAATCGCAAAAGACAGCCACAGGTTACGCGATGGCGCGCGATCAAGCGCTCGGCCGCCTGGGCCTGGTGTGGCGGCGCCTGAAACAGTTTTACGCCGACGTGATGCTGCTGGGCGTCGATTGCTTCCGCAAGAATCGCCCCGACGACGTGGAGATTCCGCTGCTCGGCGAAGACGGAATCTTTCGCTCGCGCTGGATTCGCGTGGCCGATCTGAAGGGAAATATTTTCGCGCATCCCGAAAGCGACGAATCTTTCCCCCGCCAGAAATCCGCGCAACGCGCCGTGCTGCAACAATTGATGAGCGTGCCGGATCCGCTGGTGCAGCGCGCGCTCACCGATCCCGCGAACATCGGCTACATCAAGAATTGCCTGGGCCTCGCGGAGTTGGTGGTTCCCGGCGAAGACGCTCGCGTGAAACAGATGCGCGAGATTCAGCAGCTCCTGTCCTCCGCGCCGCTAGTGATCCCGGTGCGCACAAAGCTGCCGCGCCAGCCCGGATCGCAACCGCCAGGCGACCCGGCGTCGCAGTAGGTTTCTGTGTCGGGCGCCGGAACCTATCCCGACCCGGTCGGAGGCCTCCATCTTCGGTTTAGGAGTCAATATCAAATCGCCGAGGCTGGGTGCCGCACCCTGCGCATTCCAGGGTACGGGTTTTGAATTTGTTTTGCTGTCTAGCAGCGGGCGCAATCACGTTCACAACCCGCACCCTTAGACCCGAAGGGTGCGGCACCCATCTTTGGTCACGTAATTTAATTTCGTCGCGTAGTCGCGCGGGAAGGACATCGACCTTATGCAAAATGAAAACGCCGCCGTCCCCGGGAACGCCAATCTCCCGATTGGCGGATTGAATGCCGCCGCGTTGCCTTCGCCCGCCGCAATCGCCGGCGCGGACGACGGCGAAATCATCGCGGGAGAAATTGTGTTGCCGTCGATCCCGGTGGACGATCTGCTCGACGATCACGCCACCGAGCTCGAAGAAATCCGCCGCTGGGCTTCGAGCGAAACCGGCCAGGCCGCGCGCATGGAAAATCCCCTCGGCTTCGCAAATGTCCGCGCCCACGCCGCCGCGCACGAGCGCGCCCTGGCCGCACAACAGCAATCGGCCGCAATCGCCGCGGCCGCGTCGTCTTCGGCCCGCACAAAGAAATCTCGCTAGCTGGCAAGTGCGCGAGCGCCTCCGGTTTCAGTAGCACAGGCACTCCTGCCTGTGTGCATTTGGGTCTTAGATTCTAAAAGGCAAAGGCGCACAGCCAGGAATGGCTGTGCTACGCAAACCGTCTGTAACGCGAGGTCAATTCGATGACGCCAACAATGTCCGCAACATCCGCGACGGAAACGATGCCGCTCTCCGACGAAGCGATTCTGGGGATTGAATCGGAATCGTCGCGCGGTGCGGACGGCAACGATTCGCGTTCCGATGCTGACGCGATCGACGCCGAGTTCGCGTCGCGCGAGACGGCGCCGGGCGCGGAGAATCGCGCGCACGAAGAGCGCGACGCCACCGGAAGAGAAGCGCGGCGCGAGGAGAGCGATGCCGCCGGTCGCGACAGCAGGGAAGAGAATCGTGCGGCGCGGCGCGACGGCAAAGACGGCGACCGCAGCGCGCGGCAACAACGCGATGACGCCTCCGAGCAGAAAGCCACGCCGCAGCGCGACGCGAACGCAGAGCGCACTCTGCCGCTCACCTCGCTCGCCGAATTCGACGCCGGCTTTTACTCCGGCGACGCCGCTTCGCGCACCGCTCTCGCGCAATCGCTTTTCTCAAGCGATCCCGCGGCGTTTCGCGCGATGTTCGACGAAGCGGCGCGATTGTTGGGCGTCACCGCATCGCGCGGAGAAAACATTGCAAACGCCGCAAATGGGAATGGTGCTGTAGCGGAGGCCTCCGCCACGGCGGACAGGTTCAGGCCTCCAGCCGTTCCCGCGCAAAACCAAGATGGAGGCCTCCCGACAAGGTCGGGACAGCTTCCGGCCTCCGCTACGCAAACCGATCATGGCATGCGCGACGAGAACGCGGCGACGAATGACGCGCGCAACAACGCATCGCGAAACGACGCATCACAAAACGCCGCACGCGGCGACGCCGCGCCGAATTCCGCGCGCGTTGACGCGCTGAATTCGCCCGCCGCGCCGCCCGCCGCGTTCCCCGCGGAATCGTATCGCGCGTTCGAGAGCGCCACGAACGAAGCCGTCGCGCGCGAGGTCCGCGGCGCGATCACCCGCACGCTCGAGCAGGTCTTGCCCGACGGCGTGGCCGAAGGCGCGGCTCGCCGCATCGGCGAAGATATTTTCGGCGAAGTCGGCAAGCTGCTGGCCGCCGACGCGCAACTTTCATCGCAAGTGGGCGAAACGCTGCGCGGGTGGCGCTTCGGCGCGGCCGAGCAGCAGCAAGTCGCGTCGCTGCTCTCCGGACGCGCGCGGCAAATTCTGCCCTCGGTGGCGCGCCGCGTGATCGGCGAATGGACCACCTCCGTGTTGTCGGCCGCGCGCACCCGCGCCACGCGCTCGGATTCGGCCGCGCGGCGCGTCGACGTCGGCGGCGCCGCCAGCGGAGATGGCGCGGCCCGCGGCGCAGCTCGCGCTCTTCGCCCGCGCGAAATCGATTACGCTCGCACCAGCGACGACGATATTTTCTCGATGTAAACGCGGCGCAGCGACAATTGGAACGGTCACGTGAATCGACCAGCGTGGGTGCCGCACCCTGCGAATTTCAGGGTGCTGGTTTTGTGCGGGCCGCTCGGAGGCTGCGGCACAATTCAAAACCCGCACCCTTAACACCGAAGGGTGCGGCACCCGGCGGCACTCGGCCTTTCCCGGGAACGCCAATCTCCCGATTGGCGTCCGTTCGGATCGCGCGCGCAAAACCGCCGATCAGGAGATCGGCGTTCCCAGGTACAGCGACTTCCCAGATCCATCGCGGCCTCGCGGCTGCGTATCCTTCAGCACACAACAACACAAACGAGGCGAGGTGAATCATGGCTCAAATGCAGAATGCGCAGACAATCGCGTTGCAACTTGAAAAGGTGCGGGACAAAGTGCCGCTGCTTTACGAACGGGACGACGTGCTGCTCACCATGATCCAGGCGCGCGGCGACGTCGAACGCGTCAGCTCGCGTAACATGCGGCTGCCGTTGCAGGTGAATCCCGGCGGCAAAGCCGGCAGCTACAACGCCGATGGCGGAGATCTGGGCCGCGGTTCGGGCACCAGCTACGACGTGGCGCAGATTTCGCCGGTGTTTTTCCGCTTCGCGGTGGAAATCTCGAAGCTCGTCGAATACGCCACGAACAACAAAGAGAAAGCGATCGAGAATGCGGTGAAGCGCGAAGTCTCGAACGGAATGAAACAGTTCCGCGCGTTTCTCGACAAGGTGATTCAAACCGCGGGCAACGGCGTGCTCGGCACGATCGGCTCGATCGCCGGCAGCACGTTCACGATGAACACGCCGCCGGGCGCCGCGCTGGTGTACGTCGGGCAGACGATTCAGATTTACGATCCGACGCTCACCACCAACCGCAACGTCGCCGCCAGCGTGGTCTCCACCGTGCTGCAAGCCGATCCGATCAGCTCGACGCAAACCATCGTCGTGGACAACGTGCCCGCCGGCACCAGCGCCAACGACGTCATCGTGCACGACGGCTTGAGCGGCGCGCAGCCGGTCTCGCTCTACGGCGTGCCGTATCACCAGAACAACGCGACCACCGGCACGTGGCTGAACTTGAATCGCGCCACGTATCCGCAGCAACTGGCCACGCCGCGCGTCAACGCCGGCAATTCCGCGCTGGTGCCCGGCTACGTGCGCCTGGCGATCAACAAAGTGCGCAAGGCGTTGGGCATTTCGCAGCTCGGCAAACTGATCGCCTACACTTCCGTCGAGCAGGAACACGCCTGGGAGAATCTCGGCATCACCATCAGCCAGGTGATCAAGGAGGGAGGCAGCGGCGGCCGCGCCAGCGATCTCGATCTGCTCTTCACCGGCCGCAAGACGATGTCCGGCGTGCCGATCAAATCTTCGATCAACGCCAATCAGACGCGCGTGGATTTTCTCGATCTCTCGCACTGGGGCCGCGCCGTCATGAAGGATATCGATTATTTCGAGGTCGGCGGACAAACCGTGTTCCCGATTTACGGCGCGTCCGGCGGCGTCTCCGCGGCGTTCATCTTTTATTTCGACACCGGCTTCCAGCTCTGGGACGATTCTCCCCGCAGCGGCAGCTACATCGATACGCTGGCGCGGCCGAGCGGGTACTAGAGCGCGGCGAATTCGACGCATCGCCGCACAGCGTGGGTGCCGCACCCTACGGTTTTAAGGGTGCGGGTTTTGAATTTGATTTGTGCTTGAGATGATCGCGCACAAAACCCGCACCCTGAAATTCGCAGGGTGCGGCACCCACGCAATCGCGATCGCGTTGGCTTTCCCGGGAACGCCAATCTCCCGATTGGCGTACTTGATTTTGAATTGGTTGGCCCATCCTTGTCCGCGCAGCGGACAAGGGTGGGTCTTTCGCTTTCCGAGTCGTGGGTGCCGCACCCTACGG